TCATCCGAACTTGACCAGAACGGTACGTATCCTGACGCAGCTTGCCGTCACCCAGCACTTTGATCAGCCCAACAGCTTGTACATACAACTGCTGATACATCGCCACAAGGTCCGCTTCGCCTTTCATGAACCGGATCGCTTCAACCAACGCCCCGTTCAATAGCGCGGAGTCGAACTCCTCTCCAAGCCACGTGGTACCACCACTTAACGGATCAGAGATCGAAAGAGGGTACGCGGCATAGGTTAAAGTAGACGTATAGGCGATGTTCGGGGTGGGGGCGACGAAGACCGTGATTTCATCTTGAAACGCGTAGTATTGCGGCACCCCGGTCGTTGAAGCAGAGGGATACGCTTCCCGCATGAAGTCCGTATCTTTGTTCAACAAAAACTCAAAGCTGCCCGTACCTGTGTTAACAGCGAACGAAAACGCGTAGAGAAAATCTAGCGGCAGAGTCAGTAGAGGGTTACCCGGCGTAAACGTCAAAGTTGTCGTCTGACGTAAAACGGGAAGCTGGACAGTGTTGTAGATCTTCTGTTCAGCTTGCTTCGTGAACATAGCAAGCTGAGACGACGTAAATGTCGTCTCACAGACTTCCTGAATGTTTGCACAAAGCTCTACGTAGTTCATAGCTTACGCCATCGGTCCACGGGCCATCTTGCCCTTAGTCTGTGCTTTACCGCCACGAACCTTGATCCCGCTTGTCTTGGTCGGGTTGGGTTCCTTAGCGGCAAGCAGCGTATCAAGATTCTGGATAGTCACAGGCGTACTGGACTTCCACGATTCTTTCTTCGTTGCCATCTCAAGCCCCTTTCTTGTACGTAAAGGAGGACTTTTTCTGGTTCATAGCACGAGCAAGGTTGCGACCGTACTTCTTCATGTTAGCGCTCGTGACACCGCCTTTAGCAAGCTTAGTCATCGGCTTGCCGGGGTGCATCGCTTTCTCATGTTTGTGAACCGCTGTTTTGGCAGACATATCTTTCATGGTGACCTCTAAGGAGTATAGACGTTGATGACCCCGAGACGCGGGACGGTTGCAAAGCCAAATAGCGGTCTGACCTGTGCTCGACTCTGCGGATAACCAGTAAAGTCAGGACGAGGATTGCGAATTGCCTGCGGATCCTCAACCGGGAACGTACCAAGCTTTAACTGCGGATGACTCGGATTCCAGCACTCCATACATGCCAGAATCTGCGTCGGGGTATCTTTAACAATCAGTTCTTTCAACTGCTTCAGTTTATACCGAAACCCACAAATATCACACTCCGCAATCGCCCGTTTACTGGACGCAAACTTGCTGCTCATGACCGGATCCCATACATACGCGGGACAAACCGGACAGACGCTTTCTCGCGGTCTTCCCCAGCAGCCAAGTTGAACTGCTCGTCATACGCCTCTTTCAGCATCGGAACGCGCTCGGCAAGCTCGGGCACTTTCATTGCAATGTGGTACGCAAGCCCTGCAACAATTGCGGGTAAGAACCGGAACGGAGCATCCTGTGTATAAGCCCCAGACCCTGCATTCTGAATACGACGTAAGCGGTAATATGCGAGAACATATGGAGTAGACGAGTCCGGTACAGGCCAAAGAACGATTTCAGGGGCATCACGAAGACGACGCACAAAAATCTGGATAGGCCGCCCCTGTGCTAATTTCGCAGGGATGGCTGAATAGGTAGAAACACTGATACGAGAAATTGTTAGATCAGACTGTGTAGTGGGGTTGCCCGCACCGGTACGAATCGTGTGTTCAAGAATATCAATCGTATCTGCGGGCAGTGGGTATGTAGAGACGCCGGGAGTCAAGTTGATCGTCCCCGGCTCGATCGTCCACATGTTGATGCCACGATTGGCAAACTCAATCGTCAACAGATTCATCGACCGGCGAGCCGTACGCAGGTCATAGCCAGACCGCATCTCGCGACCCGCACGTTCCCACGCGTCTTCTGCAATCTCGTTGAAGTCGAGATTAAAATCGGCAACACCAGTGGTAGCCATTACAGATTACCTCTTTGCCGTCTTAGCAGACTCTCGGAATGCTTTGGCAGTAGGAGCACCGGGACTACCCGGTTTACGCATCTTTTCCCCGGAACCGGCTTTGATTCGGTTACGCTTAGCATGGATGTTGGCGTAGAGACCAACAGGGCCACCCTCTGCGTACATGTTGAATTCATCACCGTCTTTACGATGCTTGCGCTTGGGCATCTTGCGAGGGGAGATGATGCCCATCCCCCTCGACGCCATCACAGTACACGTCCCTTGGTCTTACCACGTTTAGCGATCCCGTCTGCACGACTCGACGCCGAACTGACAGAGCCGCCCTTCGCATAACCGGGGCTCCCCGCTACCGCAGCAGCTTGATATGGAGTCCGCCTACGAGACTGGAACATGCGCTGTGACCGAGGCGTCGGCAACTGCCGGGCAGCGGCTGCGGCTTCACGCTCAGCACGAGGCTTACCATAATCACGGCTGTAGATCGAGCCCTTCTTCTCCATCTGCTCCGCAGCCCGCTCACCCATCCGGTTCCGGTTAGAGACAAGCCGATCAGGCTCAGGCTGCGGCGGGGAGACAAGGGGCGGCACATCAGCGGGGGCCGGTGCGGCAGCGCGGGGCGTGGGAGCAGCAGCGCGAGGGGCGGGTGCAGCGGGAGCCATCGCTCGCGACCGCGCAGCTTGACTCTCTGCGGCAGCACGACGATCGTCAGCTTCCGCTCCACTCGTATCTACCGTACGAGTAATGGCCGGGCCTTCATCACCCTCGACAGTCTTAATCGGGGGACGCGAGACAGAACGCGCAGCACGTTTACTCGCAAGAATTTCATCTAGCGCGGGGGTCTCGCCCTCGGCACCAGACTGTTGCAAGAAGCGTTTTGCCCGCTCGTAAGTATCTTCTTCGAACCGACCACCGTCGGAGAATTTACGCTTTTTCATACGAACCGTCCTTTAGTCTTGCCGCGTTGAGCGCAACCGTCAGCGCGACTGGAAGCGGAACTCACCGAGCCACCTTTAGCTAGGCCCATCGACCGACGCGGAGCATCTTGTGCTGCTTTATCAGTCGCGGTGTCCATGTCGGACTCTTCTTTCTGGCGACGCATACGCTCTTGCTGTTCGAGCGTAGGAATCATGTTTTGGTCCGCCCGACGCGATTCCATCAGTCGGTTGATATTGGCCTGCACTTGAGCGTCATCTTGCGACGTATCAGGCGGGGTCGCGGCTTGCATCGGACCCAGCGTCTTCGGCTTCATACGCTTGGGCATCATCTTAGCGGGCTGCATTTTCTTCGACTCCTGTTTATTAGGACGGTCCATCTCAGCACTTGCCGCCGTAATTCATTTTGACCATCTTAGTTTTGGTCTTGCCTTGTTTAGCAATACCGTCTGCGGCTTTGTGACCAGAAGCAAGCCCACCACCCGCATAAGCTTTGCCACCTTTCTTCATGCCCTTCATCTCAGCCATTTCATGCTTGACCATCGACTTCGGAGCGCCCTTTTTCTTCATGAAGGCTACTTCTTTGCCCATCATAGCTTTAGATTCTTTCATGTCACCACCTTGGTTAAATTTGCGGCCTTTATCAGCCTCGACGTAATCACGACCTACTTTTTGCGGAATACCAACACGTTTAGCGGCAGCGGGGTCGTTAGCGACCATCGCCATCAGATTGTGTTGAGCTTTGCTCTTGCTCGGCATCTTTTTTCCGTCCTAACATCCGCTGCACCGTGTCGGTTTCCCAAATACGGATACCGGTCCACAGGATAGTAAACACAGCCGCGATAGATGGCAACATATCAACAAGAGTACCGATAACTGTGATAACAGACAAGCCATCTAGAATTGTCTTTCCGACTTCTGCATCTCTCATGTCAGCAATTCCACGCCCGCAGAGATTTGTTAATCCGACTGTTTGGGTCGCTCGCAGTCTTAGCTGAAGTCAGCTTTTTCTTCATCCCCTTCATGCGGGCGCAGAATGAGTCCCGTCGGGGACCGCCTTCAGGTTGGGGAGCTTTGAGTCCGGGCTTGCCGGGGTTTGCTTTGTTGTAGCTAGCGCGACCTTTGGCGTTGAGACCGCCTTCAGGGTTCTTGCCTTCTTTGCGCTGCCACGCGGGTGACTTAGCCATTTACAGCTCCAAGGTAGAGAGCACGTTCGTCCTTGCGACGAACTTCGAGGCCAGCTAATACTTTACCAGCAGACAGATTCCACTTCAAGAACTCGTCTGCGGCACCAGAATAATCCTCGCGGTTATGTTTCATGCGCAAGGTTGAGTTCTGAAGATTACCTAGCCCAACATTGAAAGCGAACGAAGCGAGTGCCAGATGGCGAGGCCCAAGAGGATCCACAGAACATAGTCTGAGTACCCCCGCCAGAAACCGTGAAAGATCTTGCTGGAGAAGGCTGTTAACTTCTTCATCGGTCAGTCTCCGATTCCAACCTTCTGGTATAGACAGCTCAAGTCGTCGATCAAACGGGACACGGATGTGATTAGGGTCGATAACGTGGCCCACACCAATAGTCCACAGACGAGCAGGACAGCGGTAAGGAGCAT